CCATATAACAAAGTGTATCAATCAGAGTCAGGTCATGTTATTGAAGTGGACGATACACTTGGTAAAGAAAGACTTTCAACTTATCATAGGTCAGGAACGTTTCAGGAAGTTCACCCTGATGGAAGTGTAGTGCAACGAATCGTAAATGATAATTATCAGATAGTTGCAAAGGACGATAAGATTTATATTGCTGGAAACGCAGACTTAACAGTAGAGAAAGGAAACGTGACAATCAATGTTAACACTGGTAATGTAGATATGAAAGTGTTAAAAGGTAATGTCACTTCAGAGATTACAGAGGGAAATCTAAAAGCAGATATCCTCAAAGGAACAACAGACGTATTATCAGAAGGTAAGATTACTGTAACTGGTAATAATACAACAGAAATTATATCAAACACAACAATTACAGGGACACTTCATGTCACTGGTAAACAAACAAATGAAAGTTCTATAGTTGCAGACGGAGAGATTCAAACTAAGAAAGGTAATGCACCTAAACTTTCTAAACATACACATACAATTACTTCAGGTTCTTCTGCTGGTAAGACAAAGAAACCCGATTAGTTTGTATAAATAGATATATGGTAGACTTAGTAAATAACGGAAAGACAGTTGCAACGAAAGATATCTATTCGGATTTAGATTTATTCTTTCGTAAACACCCTATTACTGGTGACGTTGTAAAGAAGACCGATACAGACGCAATCAAGAGGTCTGTTAGAAATATAGTATTAACTAATAAGTTTGAGAGACCTTTTAAACCAAACTTTGGTGGGTCAATTAGACAGTTACTATTTGAACTTAATACTGATAGACAAATAAACAGAGTAAAAACAACTCTTGCAAAAGAGATAATGCAGTTAGAACCTAGGGTAGATAATGTTGTAGTTGTAATGACTGATACAGATAATAATAGTGTAAACATGACTGTAGCATATAACATAAAAAATGGACGACCAAATCAAGAGGTTGAAATAAAAGTTACAAGGACACGATAATGGCAGTAAAAAGTTCACAATTAAACATAACCGATTTAGACTTTGAGAATATATCAGATAACTTAAAGAACTATCTTAAAGGACAAGACCAATTCAAGGATTATAACTTTGAAGGTTCAAGTATGTCAGTTCTTATTGACTTACTTGCATATGCATCTCATATCGGTGCAGTAAACACTAACATTGCAGCCTCAGAATTATTCTTAGATTCTGCACAAATCAGAAAGAACGTTGTATCACGTGCAAAAGATTTAGGATTCGTTCCTTCTTCTGAAACATCTTCAAGTGCATTCATAAACTTAGAAATGAAAAATGTTAGGAATGCAGACGGAACTGCACCAACAACTACAGATATGCAACTTCCACGTGGAACAAATTTCATAACAGTCTATGACGGAAGTTCATATAACTTTGTAGTCACAACAACTAAAAGACCAACACAAAACGGAACTTCATATAACTACAATGACGTAGAACTTGTTCAAGGTGTCTATGCAAGTGATTCATTTATCTTTGACAGTCAACTTGCAAATCCAAAGTTTGTATTGTCTAACGAAAGAGTAGACAAAGGAAGAATGATAGTAAGTGTAACTTCAAATGGAGTGACAGAAACTTATGCGCTTTCAACAGGTATATCAAATATCACAACCGAATCAAAAGTCTACTATGCACAAGAGAACGAAGAAGGATATGTAGAGATTTATTTTGGAGACGGAACATTAGGTAAATCATTATTAGACGGAGACATTATTGACGTAACTTATATTATAGTTAATGATACACATGCAAATGGTGCTACTCAGTATACACTTAATGGAACTATAAATGGTTTTACAAATCATACAGTCACAAACGTTACTCCTGCTAGTGGTGGTTCAGAGAAAGAATCAATCGAATCAATCAAGTTCAAAGCAACAAAGTTTTACACTTCACAAAATAGATTAGTTACACTTAACGACTATAAAGCAAAAGTGCAAGAGTATTATCCGAATGCAGACGCAGTTGCAGTATGGGGAGGGGAAGATAATGACCCACCCGAATATGGTAAAGTGTTTGTTGCACTTAAACCACAAAACTCAGACTATCTATCAGATACAGAAAAGACATTGGTTACAAAGAAGTTAAACGATTTAAATATGTTAACTGTTAGACCAAAGATAATAGATGCAGAGATTGTTAAGATTCTAATATCTTGTGTATTCAAATACAATGAGAATAATACAGACTTATCAATCGGTGAGTTAGAAGCAGTCGTAACCAGTGCAATTCAAAAGTTTGATACAGACAACCTAAAGAATTTTGATTCAATATTCAGACATTCAAACTTATTAAAATCAGTTGACGATAGTAACACTGCAATACTATCCAACACATGTAACATTAGATTAAGAAAAAGAGGTCAAGTTAAAGTAGGTGAGACCAAAGGTTATTCAGTAACTTTTGGTAATGCATTATACAATCCACATTCAGGACACAACATGGATAGTGGAGGTATAACAACCTCAACAGGTTTTTACATTCAAGGTGACTCAGTCAATATCAATTATTTTGACGATGACGGAAAAGGTAGTTTAAGAAGATATTACCTATCAGGGTCAACAAGAATATATCAGGATAGTTCTGCTGGAACAGTTGACTATTCTACAGGAAAGATTACAATCAATGCCATCAATATTACCTCAACAGTTAATACTGATTCATCGATTGACTTCACTGTTATCCCTTCAGGAAATGATGTCGTTGCAACTAGAGGTAATCTAGTAGACATTTCTTCTGAAGATATTAAGGTAACTGCTGAAGTAGACACCATTAGTAGTGGTGAAAGCAGTGCTGGTGTAGGGTATACTTCTACCTCAACCAGTTCATATTAAATAACTAATGAAACAAGTGGTCGGGAGTCCCCCGAGTAGTTTCCCATTCAATTGGATTATAGGAGGAAAAGAGAATGGCAGATAAAAAAATAAGCGCATTAACACAGGTATCTGATACAGATATAGGTGCTGATGATTTACTACACATAGTAGATAACCCAGGCGGAACACCCGTCAACAAAAAAATGACCATTGGTCAGTTATTCGAAAATATCCCAACTCATTTAGCAGTTGATGATATAACAGTATTAACTGCAACTGCGTCCAACCTTGCAAGTTCTTTTGCTAGTGAAATCACATTAAGTGGTTCTTCAGCAGTTGAGTTCGTGTTAGATAACGGAACAGACGTTGGTCAGTTAAAAGTAATTTACAAGACAGATAGTTCTTCTGCACAAGCAGAGGTTACTGTTTCATCTTGGGGTTACTCAGCAGATACAACAGACCAAATCATTCTTGATGCACAAGGTGAAGCAGTCGTTTGTATTTGGAATGGTACAAACTGGTTCCCAGTTTCAAGCCTAGGTGCTACATTAAGCTAAGATTATGTCTAACGATTTTAAGATAGAAAAATTATCAGATAGGTTAACCTCATTATTGCCTGAATACATTCAGGAAGAGGCACCCGTATTTGAATTATTCTTAAAGTCGTATTTCGAATATTTGGAATCGGAGATAGTTACTCTATCTTCCCAAAGTCAACTAGACGGAATCTTGATGGAAGACAGTTTGGGGTCTATTTTAGCAGAACCTCAGACTGTCAAACCATCTCCTGATGCAGAGACATCAAAACTAATATACGAATCAACGGGTGCAAACCCTACTGCAACTGCCGACCCATGGATAGTGGGTGAGTATGTAGTTGGTTCAGTATCAAAGTCAGTTGCAAAGATTACTTCCATAAATGGATTACAAATTTACGTATCCTCAATAGAAGGATTTGGTTTCTCAGAGGGAGAGACTATTACTGGAAGAGAATCAAACCAAACAGGAACAGTTAGTGGTTATAAAGAAAATACTATAGCTGCTAATAATAAAATATTAAATTATTCAGATATTGATAAAACTTCTGAAGACTTTCTACAACATTTCCAAACAGATTTTTTACCTTCGTTAGACCTTAAACAAACACAAAACAAAAGGTTAACGATTAAAGGTATATCAGATTTATACAAAGAAAAGGGAACTGCAGAATCATTAAAATTCTTAATGAGGATTCTTTATAACGAAGATGCAGAGATTAGATATCCCGACAACGAAACAATTTATGCATCAGAATCAGATTACTCTCAGAAGAGAAGAGTAAATGTTTTGATGTCAGACTTAAGAATTGCACCAAGTTCAACAGATAAGATAACTCAATTTACTTCAGACAATAGAATACAAGCAGAATCAATTGTTGAAAACGTATTTCCAATAAACACTGCAACAGGTGAATACTCATTAGAGATTACAGACAATCACCAAGGTACATTCTTAAGAGACCAACAAGTTACATTAAAAGATAGAGACGGAATTACTACTGCAACAGGAACATTGAAAGGTATCATTTCAGATATCAATGCAGACACCTCTTCTACTTATATTCAACATGACGATGACGGAGACTTGCTATTTGAAGACGAAAGTGGTATACTATTAGAACAGTCGAATGTAGGTTCTCTATATTCATTAAACGATTCAATCAATTTCTCAGGTGGTAAAGGAAACAGTGGTGCAACCACTTCAAAATCAGTCGTCAATGGTCTATTAGAAGGTCAGGTTGACCATATCTATATTGAAGATGGTGGAACAGGATATAAAGGTGGTGACCTTGTAGTCTTTGAATCCAATAGTAGAGGAAGTGGTGCAGAGGCTATGCTTGGTTCCGTAGGGGACGAAATCATATTAGAAGGTGCAACAGTTTGGGGTCAGTATGAAATTAAAGCAATTGCTGGACAAACACTTTTCACTGGTGCAGATGACAATGGTAACCAAATCATTTTCAATGACGAAAGTGTTGAAGTGTATATAGACGGAATTCTAAAAACACCAGTCACCGATTATACTCATAAAAACGATAGAGTTACTTTTACAGTTGCACTTAGTGGTGGTGAGTTGGTTGAAATCTACACGAAGAAAATGAGATTACTTAGTGAAGACGAACAACCAGTTCAATTAGAAACTACTAACTCAATGATTAGAAGTGTATTTATTAAGTCGGGTGGTATTGGTTATACACAAGTTCCTAAAGTATTCCCAGGCGGATATCTTTACTTTACAGATACGACAGGATACATAGAAGGTGAGGTTGTTACTGGAACAAATTCAAATGCAACTGGTACAATTCTAAAAAATGATTCAAAAAACAAACGTCTAATCATAAAAAGATTATCTAGTGATACAGGTGCATTCCAAAGTGGTGAAGAAATCACTGGTGGAACTTCTACTACTGTAAAACTAAACACCCAATCAACAGTATCAACTGGTGAAGGTGCAAAACTATTTGCATATTCAGATACAATTGGTGGAGTTGGTTCACTAAACATTCAAGAACAAGGACATAACTTTACAGAAAACGGAGTTCTAAGTTCAACCTCATACTTCCCTATGTTGATTACTACACCAAGTGCAAACTTAACAAAGGATTTAGTATTAACAGGAAGAGTATCAGGTACGACTGCAAAAGTTGTTTCATACGATGCAGATAGACACATATTAACATACACTTCATTAGACGGGTGTTTCCTATCTGAAGAAACTGTAACATATAACAACACCGATTCATTTAAGATTTTAAAATCAAATCCATATCAAGCAAGAGGAACAGTCTCAGGTGAAGGTGTAATACAAGAACAATTATTAGGTGATAAGTCTACACTAGATGCAAGTGCCTCAAACATACAAGATAGTTTATATTATCAAACACATTCATACGTAATCAAAGTCGGTGAGAGTATAAACAAATACAGGTCAGTTGTCAAGGATTTATTACACCCTGCTGGACATATATTCTTTGGTGAGGTTGCAATTAAACAAACAATCAATAATGAGATTGTAGAACAAATCAAATTTAGACCAACAATTGTTATACACGAAGCACCAGTCTTAACACAACCAAATGCATTTGCAAATTCAATGAGACAAATACTTCTTTGGACTACTGATGCAGAAATGAATGACCCATTGGTTGTTCTACAAAACGAAAGTATACCTTCACCCGATACAGACCCAAGAACAGGTGGTGCAATAACAGAACCGAACACTGAATATGGTGATTCGGAAATGAGAAGTAGACATTTAAACATTTTCAGAATTAAATCAGTTGCACTTGCAAGTTCATATAGAACAAGAAGAACAGAACAACGAAATGGTGCAGAAACATTCGTAGTGAGTGTTGTAAATAATGGTTCACAAAACGTATTCCAAATAAACGGAGTGAACAATGCACCTCTAAGTCTAAAAGTAGGACACACTTATCACTTTGTATATCCAACTGCACACCCATTTAGATTATCTACAACTGCAGACGGGACACATGGTAGTGGTTCAGAGTATAGATTGGGTGTAAGAGATATTGGTGACACACTTGAAGTTAAAATAGAGAGTGGACACGAAGGTACATTCTATTACTATTGTGGAAATCATAGTGGTATGGGTGGAACCATAACAAAAGATACAACGGATACTTTTGAAACTGTACTTGCATTAGATTCTGCAGACCAAGATTACGTGGTTAGAAGTAATGAGAGAAGACCTTCCGATAAAGGTAAAGTAATATCAGTGGGAAGTCAACAAGACGAAGTATTCTTATTAGAAAACGGAAAAAGATTTTTATTTGAAGAAGAAGTTTATCACTTTGGTTTAGAACCAAGTATTGCCGAACAGGCAGGTGGTCAAATTATAGGTGATAAGATAATCATGGAAGATAATGATTTAATCATAATGGAAGATGCAACGTTTGATGATATACAAGATAATTATATCTCAACGGAAAGGACTTCAATTGTAAGTCATGCACCATTAGGGGGGACTTTACGAAGTCTAAATACAATAACAGGACAACAGATTTACGATATATCATATTATCTAAAAGACGAAACAGATAATGATGATTTTATTTTAGAAAATGGAACAGGTAACATTATGAGTGAAGAATCTAAACCCGAAGGGTTACGAATTTCAGACTTAGATACCTATTTTCCCTTACACACGACCAGTTACTACTCAGACGTGCCAAATTTAAGGTCTAATATTGCATTTAGTTCTTATATAAAGTCTGCGTAGTGTTATAAATAGTATTAAAGAAATTTAATAATCTGAGGAGATTAAGAAAATGGCAGCAATAATAACGGAAAAGTTTCGAATCCACAATGCGAAACAATTTAAGGAAGACTTTGGTGAGAGTGCCTCATCGAGTTACATATTCATAGGACGTTCATTCGATTGGACTGATGAGAACAACCCCCCAGCACCTGCTAATGCAGTTGGAGAGGAGATAGATTCATATGCAGACATGATTGCAATGAAAAAGGTTTCTACATCAGACGTATCACACGGACTAACAAGATATGATTGGACTTCAGGAACTTCATATGACGAGTATGCACATGATTATAGTGCAACTAATCTAAGTCCTGCTTCAAGTTCAAATAACTTATACGATTCAAGATTCTATGTAATCACTGATGAGTATCATGTTTACAAATGTATCAGAACTGGAAGAGATAGTTCAGGTGCAGTGGTAGTATCAGACGTAAAACCAACAGGAACAAGTGCAACTACTTTAGTAGAAACTGCCGACTCGAACGCTGCCTCAGGTCGTGGTTATCTATGGAAGTACATGTATACAATTTCTGCCTCAGAAACAATCAAATTCGTAACTAATGACTTTATACCAGTTAAAACACTTGGTGCAGTTTCCGCTGTGGACGGAACTGGAACAGGTGGTGCAATCGGTTCAAGTGCAACAGATGACGGAACAGGACAATGGGACGTAGAGAACTCTGCAGTAAACGGAGGAATCAGTCACGTATCAGTTACTAATGCTGGTGCTGGTTATACAGACGGAACATATACAAGTGTACCAATCGTTGGAGATGGTTCAGGTGCAACATGTAGTGTTATCGTATCTTCATCATCAATAGTTCACGTAGACATTACAGCTGCTGGTTCAGGTTACAAACGTGCTTCAATTGACGTTGCTGGTATCTCAGGTATCGGTGGTGGTTCAAATGGTGCATTAAAACCAATCATATCACCTTTCTATGGACATGGTGCAGACCCAGTTCAAGAACTTGGTGGAAACTTTGTTTGTGTTAATGCAAGATTAGAGTTTGCAGAAGGTTCGGGTGACTTCCCAACAGATAATGACTTCAGACGTATTGGTTTAATCCAAGACCCATTTACAGTCGGAACAACAACAGTTGCAACTGCAACTTCATTAGCTGCATATTCACAAATGACACTTTCAAGTGTTACAGGTCTTGCAGTAGATAACCTTATCTTATCATCAGGAACAGACGGAACTGGTGTTGCAGTATCAAGAGTTGTTTCAATAAATGGTTTAGTCGTATCACACGTTCCAGTTGCAAATAGTGCTGGTGGATATGTAGACTTTGCATCTTCAGATTCAGTCTTCATAAGTGGTTCAGGTTCATCTTTTGGAACAGTAAACTCAGTGAACGCTGCGTTCCCCGAAGTAGAAAGATATTCGGGTCAAATAATGTACGTTGAAAACAGAGGTGCAGTAACAAGAGCTGCAGACCAAATCGAAGATATCAAACTGATAATCGAAATGTAATTATCGGGGACTATAAGTCCCCTACAAGAGAGTTAAAATGGCAGAGAAAACTGATTTAAATATATCACCCTATTATGACGACTACAGTCAGGATAAGAACTTTCACAAAGTTTTATTTCGTGCAAGTCGACCACTTCAGGCAAGGGAACTAACTCAGTCTCAATCAATCCTACAGAACCAAATTGAAAGATTTGGTAATCATATATTCGAAGAGGGTTCGATTGTTACTGGTGCTCAGACTGATATCGATATGGAACTTTACTATGTTAAAGTAAAGTCTTCCAATCCTAATGTTAATGGTGATTCATCAGTTGAAACATACAGACAATCTTTTCACGGAAAAATAATACAAGGTAAAACTACAGGTGTTGTAGGTAAGGTTGTTACTTCTACTGCAGAAACTTCAGACGATAAGATTACAATATTTGTCAGATATCAATCACAAGGAACAAATTCAGAAAACTCATTTACATTCGCTGCTGACGAAGAACTACAAGAAGTCACAGTAGATGAAAATGGTGCAATTACTCCAGTAGGAAGTAATAATAACAATTTCCAAGTAGATTCATTAACAGTTGATTCAAATCCAACAGGAAGAGGTTCAATTGCAAACATATCAGAAGGTGTTCTATTCTTAAGAGGATTCTTTGTTAAGGTTCCAGCACAAGAACTTATCTTAGAAAAATACTCAGGTGCTCCTTCATACAGAGTTGGTTTAACTATTACAGAAAAGTTAATATCATCTTCAGAAGATTCAAGTTTATTAGATAACTCACAAGGAACAACAAACGAAAACGCTGCTGGTGCAGATAGACTTCAGTTTGAAGTTGCATTAAGTAAGTACACACTTACTACAACTACTGATACAGATTTCGTAGAGTTAGTTAGAGTTAATAAAGGTTTAATCGAACTCAAAGTAGATAAACCAATATACAATGAAATCGAACATACAATGGCACGAAGAACTTTTGATGCAAATGGTGATTTCGTTGTAAGACAATTCGTTCCTAATTTAAAGGAACACTTAGACACCTCAACTAATGGTGGTGTTTATACAAAGGCAAATGGTGGTGACGAATCTAAATTAGTCATGCAAGTTTCGCCAGGTAAAGCATATGTTAAAGGATATGAAATTGAAAAGATAGGAACAACAACAGTTCCGTTGAACAAAGCAAGGTCAGTAGTTTCTTTAGATAATGCAAACACCCCAGTCAGATTAGGAAACAAATTAAGAGTTACTAGTGTCCATTCATTACCCGAATTTGGTAATGACTCAGGTAATACTGCACTAGACCCATTCCAAGTTACAAATTTAGTAGACTACACACCAAGTGCTGGTGCCGCAGTTACAGGAAATCCAATCGGGTTATGTAGAGTTAGAAATGTTGACGAACAAACTACAAATATATACAACTTATTCTTGTTTGATATCAAAATGTTCACGAAGGTTTCTTTAAGTAGTATATCTGCATCTAACGAATTCAGTGTTGGAGATAAAATAACAGAAGATACAACAGGTGCAACAGGTATTGTTGCAATAGTAGACGCAACTAACAATCTGTTAATGTTACATGACGTTGTTGGTGCATTTACAGTTGGAAATGGTTTATCTTCAAGTGGTTTAACAAATACAGTTAAAGGTAGTGGTGCAATCACTGGTGTTAGAACATACAATATTGATAGAGTTAGAGGTGTAGTACAAGAATCAAACGATTCAAACAATGAAAGATTTACTGCAAGTGTAGTTTTAGACAGTGTATTTAACTTAACTGGAACAGGAATATTCGATACAACTACAGGTCTTACAGGTTTCGGAACTAAATTTACTACAGAACTTAAAGAAGGAGACGTTATTCATAACCCTGCTTCAGGACAAGATTTAATTGTTGCTTCAGTTACAAGTGATATAGTTGCAACACTTACAGTTGCTTCAACAGCAACATATCAAGGTGGAGTATCAAGATTACGTGCAACACTTTACGACCAAAACCAAACTGCAAGTATATTTGCATGGCCAAGAAACTGGGTTAAAACACATACAGGTGAATCAGTCCAAATAAGAAGACAGTTCACAACTGCACTTTCTAATACAGGAACGTTTACTATAGACACTGGTTCTAATGGTACATTCGGTACAGTAAACAAAGACAACTTTACAATTGCTGTGGTACAAGGTGCTGGTGGTTCACTTTCAGCAGGAGACTTAATTGACCCCGATACACTTACTGCAAACAATCAACCTTCAGGTTCAGGACAACAACTTACATTCAGTGGTATCAATGCAAATAATAGTGGTGCAACTGTAAAGGTTTCATATACTGTAATTATAACAGACCCAGTTAACAGAACTAAGACATTAAGAGAAGGAAGAATGTTAAAAGTCGGAACTAGTTCTGCTGGAAATACAGTATTCTATGGAACTGCATACGACAATAAAGAAATTACACTAGGTGTTCCCGATGTATATAAAGTTCGTGGAATATACGAAGGTGTTTCAGGAGATGCAGTACCACCTTCAGGAGTTTTGACTCCTACAACAGGAACCTTTGTTGTTAACGAAGAGATTGTAGGTCAAACTTCAGATGCACGTGCAAAAATAATTACATTGGGTACAGACCCAGCAGTTTCATACTTCTATTACACTAATGATAAAGTGTTCTCTAATACAGAAAGTATTATTGGTCAGACTTCAGGTGCAGTAGGAACAATTGCATCAGTTACAACAGGTTCACCGAACATAACAAACAGATACTTCTTTGACAATGGTCAGAGAGATGGTTTCTATGACTTATCAAAAATAGTATTGAAGCCTGGTGAACCAGCACCAAACAATAAAATTCTAGTAGTCTTTGATTATTTCCAATCATCAGGTGGTGGAGATTACTTTGACGTAAATTCATATAGTTCAATACCATATTCAGATATCCCAGTCTACTCACCAAACAAAGTTGACTTAGGTGGATTAGAACCCGATGGAACATTTGAATTATCAGACTCAGTAGATTTCAGACCTCAAGTTGGTCAGATACTAGGGTCAGGAACTTTTGCAACAAATAATTCACAAGACCCAACAGACTCTACAAGTATTGTTGACTTATCAGATACAAGTGGAGAAGGTGCAAGATTCTCTCCATTTGGATATGAGAGTGGACGTTCTTTCTTAGGAACAAGAACAAATATTGCAACAACAAATGCAAGTGCAGTGGACACACCAGTAAGTGGTTCAAGTGTTGTGGGTGATATATCTTTTTATGTTGGAAGAATAGATAAAGTATTTTTACATAAGTCAGGAATGTTCCAAGTATCAACTGGAAATCCTTCTTTATCACCAACTAAACCTAAGGCAGTTGACGAAGCAATCGAAATGTTTGAATTGTCAATACCACCTTATACTAATAAGTTAAACCAAATCAGAGTAAGGTCACAAGACCATAGACGATATACTATGAAAGATATCGGTAAGATTAACAACAGGGTCACTAACTTAGAAAGAATCACTTCACTATCATTACTTGAGAAAGATACTCAATCAAAACAGATATTAGATGCAGACGGATTCGACAGATATAAGTCAGGTTTCTTAGTAGATAACTTTAGAGGTCATAAGATTGGTGACGTAAATCACCCCGACTATAAGTGTTCTATCGATACTAAAATGGGTATGTTAAGACCTCAGTCTTATCAACAGTTCTTTGATATATCACTAAACCAAAGTGCATCAGCAAACTTCAAAAAGACTGGAGACTTAATAACACTTCCGTTTACAGAAATAAATTACGTAGACCAAAGTAAAGCTTCTCGTTCAATCAATGTTAACCCATACCATGTATTTGCATTCGTAGGTAATGTCAAGTTGACACCCGAAACAGATATATGGCAAGATACAGAACAATTACCCGAAGTTAGAATCAACAGAGAAGGTAATTTTGATGCAGTATTATCAGACAATACAAATGCACTAGGAACAGTTTGGAACTCATGGCAAACCACATGGGCAGGTGAACCAAGTGTAGTGTCTTCAGAAGTTCAAGCAACTTCAAATGGTTCATGGTCAGGAGACCCAGCACAAGGTGGTGAATGGGTTGCTGGTTTAGAAATCACTAGAGAAATTACAGAGACACCCGAAATTCAAACAAGAACAGGTGTAACAACAAGTGTCGTAGAAGACTTTGTAGAAACAAGAAACGATAGAATTGTTTCAGTATCAATTGTTCCTTTCATGCGTGCAAGAACAATCGAAGTCGATGCAACTAACTTGAAGCCTGGTTCAAATCATTACTTCTTCTTTGATAATATAGATGTAAATAGATTTGTTAGACCTCATAGTGGAAGTTTCTCACAAGACGGAGGAACAACAGTTTCTTCAGGTTGTAAAACAGACGGAAACGGAAGATTACGTGCATTCTTTGAATTACCAAACAATTCAATCGATAAGTTTGCAACAGGACAAAGAGAATTAAGAATAACATCTTCTGCAAACAATTTAAGTAATCCTGCCTCAAATGGTAGTGCAGTATATCAAGCACAAGGATTACTACAATCTTCACAAACAGAAATCGTCTCTACAAGAAATGGTAGAGTGGTTATGGAAAGATTACAAGGTTCAAGGTCAATGTCTAGAAGGGGTGAGAATTTAAACTCTGCACCAGTAGACACAACTGCACCAGCACTGCCTCAGGCACCTGCTGAAATAGTGAGGGTAAATGACCCACCAGTTGACCAAGTACCACCAGTTGTAGTACCACCTGCGTCACCAATAGTGTTTGACCCACCAGTGGTATCATGGCCAGACCCACCTGCGATTCTTCCTATTCCTATCAATGATAATAGACAGATATGGGACTCAGACAGACCAGGCAGAAGTTCAAGATTAGATAGAGGTTGGGGAGACCCACTTGCACAATCATTCTTATGTGAAGCAGACGGAGGTATGTTCGTATCTTCAGTAGACGTGTTCTTTGAAACAAAAGATACTTCAATGCCTGTTTCAGTAGAAATTAGAACTATGGTAAATGGATATCCAGGCCAGACTGTTCTTCCTTTCTCTACTGTAACACATAATCCTTCAGCAGTCAATACCTCTGCAGACGGGTCAGTTGCAACAACATTTAATTTCGATTCACCAGTATACGTAGAAGAAAACGTAGAGTATGCATTAGTTGTATATTCAAATTCAAATGAATACAATATGTTCATTTCAAGAATGGGTGAGAAAGACCTTGCATCAGGACAAACAATCGCAGGTCAACCATACGCTGGTTCACTATTCTTATCACAAAATGCTTCTACATGGACTGCAGAACAAACTGATGATATGAAAATCAAAATCAAAACTTGTAGATTTGATACTTCAGTTGTGTCAAACTTAAAATTTGAGAACGATGCATTACCTTCAACTAAACTACAAAGTAATCCAATAGAAACATATGTTGGACAAAACTATGTTAAAGTATATAACTACTTACACGGAATGTATGATACAGTAGGTAGTAAAGACAATGTTATAATGTCGGGTTTAACAGGAGACAGAACTGGTTCACTATTAACACTAGGAACAACCTCAGTTTCACAAACACCTTCAGACGGAACTTATAATAATAAAGCAATCACTTCAGGTTCAACTTCAGGAACAGACGCAACACTTGACATAGTAGTTTCAAGTGGTGCAGTGTCTAGTGTGTTAATTAGTAATCCAGGCGGAGGATACTTAACTACAGAGACATTAACTATTTCTAATTTTGACGGAAATGGAACAAGTATTGATGTTGCAATTTCAACAGTTGGTGAAACACTTGGTGGTATCCCAGTTGATTCTTTAAATGCAACATTTACACAAATTGGAAATAGAGGAATAGACTCCTACACTGTAACACCCGATTTATCTTCTTTCAATTATAAGAGTGGATACACTGCACTAGCTTCAACAGTTGGTGGTGGAAGTGTTGGACAATCAACAAGAAACTATTACTTTGATGCAATTCATACAATGATTCCTTCTACTTCAATTAAGAATACACAAATTCTTGCAAGTATACAGGGAACTGGAATGAGTTCACCCGAAGGTGTAATCAGTGGAACTGCATATACTAAGAGAACAGGTAGTGAATTCATTACACTAAACGATAATGCATTCTTTGATTCACCAAGTATTGTTGCTTCAACAGTTAACGAACAGAATGAAATGTCAAATACAAAATCATTCAATGTTAACTTACAACTTGCTTCGTTCAACCATAATATTTCTCCAGTCATAGACGTAGGAACAGTTGGTTGTATAGGTATTGCAAACAGATTAAATAACATAGATAGTAGTTCAGATGTACCTACAGGAACCACATATATTGCCTCTACTGAACCCGAAGGGGATTCTAATGCAATGGTATATGTGACACGTAAAGTGAACCTTAAAACACCTGCTACAAGTCTTAAAGTTATTGGAGATTTCTTCAGACCACCTACTACAGATATTAAGGTCATGTATAAGATAATCAAAAATGACGAAGACACACCATTAGACGATATTGGATTTGAATTCTTCAATACTAATGGTACACCCGATGTCTCAGTTGAGAATGACGGAAGAAACTTTAAAGAATATGAATTCACTGCAAATGACTTACCCGAATTCAGTGCATTTGCAATTAAAATAGTAGGACAAGGAACAAACACTTCTGTAGTACCATTAGTTACTGCACTTAGATGTATGGCACTTGCATAATGAAAGATATTGAGTATGTGAAAGTTGAGGGTCACTCACACTTAGTGAGAGACGAGAGTTCCCACGGAATTGTTAATACAGATATAGAACAATATAAATTAACAATGAAACGTAGAGAACTCATGAAGACAACTCGTGAAGAGATAAATAATTTAAAGAGTGACATGGACGATATTAAGAACATGTTATCACAACTTATAGAGAAAGTATAATGGCAAAAACAGTAGACCAATTTTCAACGATAGAAAATTTTAGAACCAAGTATAACGAACTTGCTGTTGACGTTGGTGAGTTATCAGGTTTAAGAACTGAAGCAACTAATAATGTAGTTGATGCACTCAATAGCCTTGAGGATAAAGCATTCTACTTTTCAGAGTTTAAGTATAGTGCAACTGGAGGTCAAACTGTATTCTCAGGTAATGATTCTGCAAGTAATTCTCTAGTATTCAGAAGTGGAAGAATCCAAGTATATAAAAACTCAGCTCATTTATTGTTAGGAACAGACTATACAATCGGTGGTGCAGACGGAAACAAACATACAGAAGTTACTCTTAACTCAGGTGCATCTGCTGGTGACGTTATCACTATCTATGCATATACAGGTTCATACTTAGGAAGTGCAATCGGTGTGGGTGGTGGAACAGACGGACAGTTTGTTGAAACAGCTGCAAATACTATTTACAACAAAAACAATGATGGTATAATATTAAATGGTTCTTCAACTAATAGAACTACAGTTCTTTCAACAAGTGCAAAAATAGAATTTGATTCTAACAATACAGGAATATATTCACAAGAAGATATTACACTTGCAACTGGTAAGAGTTTTGTTGGAAATGTAACTGGCAACTTAACTGGTGATGTCACTGGAGACGTAACAGGTAATGTTACTGGAACTGCAACACAAGCTTCTAACCTTAATAATCATACAGCAGCTTCATTACCCGACATAAATTATACCACAACACCTACAAATGGTCAAATCCTTACATGGGACAATGCAAATGGATATTGGGAACCTGCTGATAACCAATCTCTTTCTTCATTAAGTGGAGATACAGACGACCTTACAGAAGGAGTAACAAATTTATTTTCCACAACAGAAAGAATTCAAGACGCAGCTGCTTCAATGATTACAAGTGCAACACATAGTAATATATCAGTTGCATATGATGATAATGTTGGTACACTTACATTTACTGCTGGTGCAACATATGCTGATTCAGACGCAAGAGGTGCCGTGTCAGGTGGAGACGGACTTGCATACAATAGTACAAGTGGTGTCTTCAGTGTAAATACTGCTAAAGGGATTGAAATAAATAGTGATACTGTAGAGTTGGATTATGAAATAACCAGTTCTGCACCTAGTAATGCTAGTGGAACAGCAATCGGACATTTATGGTTCGTTATATAATGAGATGAAATGGCAGACGAAATATACATCAATTTAGGAACAACGATACAACAACCCTATCAAGGGCAAGTTCCTGCTAATGCACAATCAAACGAAACCAAGCAGATTATTAAACAAACTCCTGCTAGTTCTCAGACTTCATACAGAAGTCCGAGTCAAACTCCTGCGACTTATAGGAATCCAGTTAGTGGACAACAACCATTAACTAATGTAAGTAAACAAAGTCCGTTTACATATCAGGCACAAAGTCAATCACCATTTACTTATCAGGTTACGTATCAACACCCAGCAATTTATCAACATAGACAACCAAGTTCTACACAAAGTCCTTATATTGCTAATGCACAAACTGAAATTGCTGATGTAAGTAAACAAAGTCCATTTACATATCAAGTTCAAAATACACAAGGTCAACAACCAACAATTAGAGACAAGCAACAACCAATCATTTATCAATATCAGGCAAGTGCTCAACAACCAACTATTGTAAGAAGTCCATTCACATATCAAAATGTAGGGTCTGTTAGCACTCAAGAATTCACTCTTACACGTTCACCAATGATTTATTGGTATCAACAGAATATTATATTCGAACCTGAAGCTGTTGATGTTTATCAAGGGCCTCAAGGTGACGGATATGATAGAATAGGAAGTGTACAGTGGCATACTCAAGTTAGGTCACCAATGATTAGACAGGGTTATCTACAACCTACTAGAACACCAATACCAGGCGGGCCAGTTATTGCACAAGGTCAAATACCATTTTCATATTTGCAATATTCAGGTAGAGCTCCAATGATTTACCAACACCAAGCTAGTTCTGTTCAACAACCGAATACAACCTTTGTTGCACAAAATCCAGTTAATGCACAACAACCTCTTGATTCAAGAAATCCGTTTACATATCCTAGACAAAATGTTTCGGGAAGAAGTCCGTTTACGTATCAACATAGGTCACCTTACATTTATCAATATCCTGCTAATATTAGACAACCGATTATCTATCAACATAGACAACCTTCTACATATCAGAATAGACAACCGACTCAACAACAAACACCAGTTATTGCAAATCAACAAACAACTGCACAAATTGTTAAAGATAAACAAGAGTCAAATCCGTATATTGCTAATAAGAGACAACCACTGATTTATCAAACTAGGTCTCCTTTCACTTATCAAAATCCAGTGAATAGACAGACTGCAACACAAAACATTGCAAGACAACCTGCGATTTATCAGACACCTTATCAAGTGAATTACCAACATAGGTCACCTTTCATTTATCAAACACCTTATTCTACAACTAGACCTATCGGCCCAGTTGCAAAGGTTAAAGCAGTTTACCTAAATGATAATGGGAACCTTAGAAAATTAGAAGAAGTGTATGTAAATGAGAACTCAACACCCGAGAAAATACACCAAACAGTACCAGCTGCGAGATTTAGTAAGAATCCAAGTAATACTCAAGTATAATTCTGTATAAATAGTTATATGGCTATTATTGCAAACATATTCATCGACCAAGGAACAGACTTTAGTATAACTGTAGATGTTACAGATACAGCTGGAGGTGTTCTAAATATGAGTGGTTATACAGCAGCTGCACAAATCAGAAAGACCTATGGTTCTTCTAGTGTCAGTTCAACGTTTTCTACTTCTATTGCAGAATCAACAGGTCAAGTCACATTATCACTTTCTGATACTCAGACCAGTGCTTTAGACTCAGGTAGATATGTTTACGATTTGAACGTGACATCAGGTGGTGGTCAAACGACTAGAGTAGTTGAGGGACAAGCAATTGTCACTCCAGGCGTAACGAGGTAATCATATGACAATAAAAGGAACATTAAGTAGAGTTGCAACCATTGGGGGTAAAATCCAAGGACAGGGTAATATCCGTGCAAAACAGGTTGCAATTGGTAATTCATCTTCAAGTGTAAATCTATCTGCAAAGTCTATCAATGAACTTTCAGACGTAGATGCAACAGAAACAGATGACGGACTTCTTTCATATGATGCAACAACAGACAAGTGGACAACTACAACTATCTTAGATGGTGGAACGTTTTAATTGTCTAAATAATACTACACAAACACACTAAATCAAGGATACCGACCAGTGAGGTATCGACCCTCATAGTGAGAGGATAGTTTTATACATTATGAATCTCTCGGGATAGTGAACGAGAATTAAACATAAATTTTAATTTTTAAAAAAACTAGGAATATAAAAATGGCAACAGTTATTCAAATCAAAAGAAGCACTGGCTTATCAGCTCCAACAGTCTCAGACTTATCGGAAGGTGAATTAGCGTATGTGCAAGATAGGGCTAACAGTGGTGCTAGTGCAAAACTTTTCATAGAATCTGTAGATTCAGACAACTCAACTCCTTTAATACAAGCCATTGGTGGTAAGTATTATACGGATATATTGGGTGGTTCATCTGCAACACCTGCTGACTTAAAAGTCGGTAATGGTGCAACTTCAGGTGGTTCTTTAAAGTTAATGGAAGATTCAGACAACGGAACTAATTTCGTTGCTCTTAAATCTCCCGACTCAGTAGCATCAAATGTAAGCTTCGTATTACCATCTGCCGATGGTAGTGCAAACCAAGTTTTAGGAACAGATGGTTCAGGTAACCTTTCTTTCCTATCTACAACATCAACACTTGCTGGTGCATCAGACTCAGACATTTCTTCCCCAGCTGCTGGACACGTTCTAGTACATGACGGGTCAGATTCGTTTGACAATGTAGCAATTAGTGGTGATATAACAATGACATCAGCTGGTGTAACAACAATCGCAGCGGGTGCTGTTGATTTTGCTATGCTAAATGGTGCAGCTGTTCAAATCTCAAGTGAATCATTCTCAGACGATGATGTTTCACTTATGACTTCTGCTTCAATTCAAGACTTAATTGAATCAAAAGTTACTGCTGAAGATTTAGACGTCGCTGGTGATAGTGGAACAGGTGCGATAGACTTAGACTCACAATCTTTAACGATTGCTGGTACGGCTAACGAAATCGAAACTTCTGCTTCAGGACAAACTATTACAGTTGGTCTACCTAATGACGTAACAGTTAGTAATAATTTAACAGTTTCAGGTAACTTAATATCAGACGATATTACTGCGTCAACAATGACTGCAAGTGGTAACGTTGTTGTTACTGGAAACTTAACAGTTAACGGAACTACAACTACTGTAAACTCAACAACTACATCAGTTGCTGACCCAGTATTTGAAATCGGTGACGATGCTTCAGACGATAACCTTGATAGAGGTTTGAAATTTAAGTATAACTCAGGTGGTGCAAAAGTAGGTTTCTTCGGTTACGATGATACAGACGCTGCATTTACATTTATACCTGATGCAACCGATTCTTCATCAACTTTCTCAGGAAGTGCTGGTAACGTTAAATTTGGTGGATTAGCTTTAACAGGTTCAATCACATCAATTGACGGGTCTGCTCCAACAGCAGGTCAGATTCTAATTGGACATGGAACTAATGGTGACATGGCACTTGGAACACTTACAGCTGGTGAAGGTATTGACGTTACTAATGCTGACGGAACAATTACTTTAGCTGCCGAAACTGCAACTTCATCTAACTTAGGTGTGGCTTCATTCGGTTCAAGTTACTACACAGTAACAGCTGGAGACGTAGCAATTAACGATGCAACTACTTCAAGTAAAGGTATAGCTTCATTCGACTCAGATAATTTCACACTCACTTCAGGTGACGTTGCAATTACTGCTATTGATGGTGGAACATTTTAATAATAGTTAATCAATCAATTAGGAGAGTCAAATGGCAACTGTAATTACATTTAAAAAGAGTTCTACTCAGAATGCAGTCCCTACTACTAGTAATCTAGTATTGGGTGAATTAGCACTAAACACTTACCATGGTAGGGTTTATACTGAGAAGAATGATGGAACAGCGGCCGTTGTCGAGGTTGGGTCAGTCCCCGCCTCTTTGACAATCAATGATGCTATTACTTTCCCTACTTCAGACGGAACATCAGGACAAGTATTATCAACAGACGGAAGTGGAACACTTTCTTTTGCAGACTCATCGTCTTCATCAGATAACATTTACACATTCTCTGTAACTTCAAATACTACTGCATTCAGTGGTAACGATGATGACGGACAAACATTGTCCTATTCAATCGGTGAAGAACAAGTATACTTAAATGGTGTCCTTTTAGTAGATGGAGGTGCTGACTATACAACAACTAGTACAACAGTTATCACATTACAGGCTAATGCCGTAAGTGGTGATGTATTGGTGGTCAGAACGCCTGGTTCTGCTTCAACTTCTGCTTCCACAGGAAACAGTGAGTTCTCAGCAACCACAGCTGACCAAAGTTTATTAGCAGTTCCAGTGGCGAACAGAGCAATTAAGGTAAACTTAGTTGCAACACACGCCTCGGCAGGTAATCACTTTGCAGAAGTCGTAGTGTTAAATGACGGAAGTAATTCTTATATCTCACAATTTGCAGACACATTTACGAATGCAAGTCTGTTTACACTTGCTACTGATATCAGTGGTAGTGATATGAGATTGTTAATTACTCCAGCAAATACAAACACTACAGTTTCAAGTTCTTATATTAAACTTCCAGCTGCTGGAAACTCTACAACATTCTCTGCTACTACAGCAGACCAAGTGTTGTCTAGTGTTTCAACAGGAGTTAAAGGTATTAAATATGAGTTGGTGGCAACACATGCCTCCGCTGGAACTCACTTTGCAGAGGTGACATTGACAAACGATGGTTCAGATGCATACTTCGTCCAATTTGGAGACGTATACTCAAACGCTTCATTGTTTACATTAAGTGCAGACGTAAGTGGAAGTAATCAAAGACTTCTTATTACACCTGCGAATACTAACACAACTGTTTCAGTTAAGAAAACAACATTATAGGAGATAAATCATGCCAAAAACTAATGCATTTAAAATCGCTGAGTTAATTCGTGCTATCACTTATGATGTATCTAATGATGAAATAGTAACAACCAAAGCCATACAGTCTAAGAATAAAAAGACTGGTGGAGACACATATACTGCAACAACTCAAGTTGCACTCGATACATTTGCTCACGCAGATTTCAGAGCTGCAAGATATGTTATTGCAATGGACGAGGGAACAAACTTCCACTCAACCGAAATTATGTTAGTCCACGATGGTTCTGCAGTTACTATGACAGCATATGGAACATTAAAAGACACCAATCTTGCAACTTTTGATGCAGATATCAATGGTGCAAATGTTAGATTACTTATTACACCTGCGAGTGCAAATAGCACAATCGTCAAGTTTGATAGAACAGTGGTAGACGCTTAACATCAAGTAAATTAAAAAAAATCTTTTTAGGGGAACTTCGGTTCCCCTTTTTTTAGCCCGAAAAAAACCATAAATAGATTTAGACATTATAAACGAGTATTCTATGGCAACAAATTCCAAATTCATTGCAGATTTAGGTTTAAAAACAGATGCAGATTTACAAGTAGACGGAAACGTCACTGTATCGGGTAATCTAACTGTAAATGGCACTAACACTATAGTTAATTCCACTACAACTTCAGTGGAAGACTCAATGTTGGAACTTGCAAATGCAAACTTATCTTCTGATACACTTGATATAGGTATTTACGGAAACTATGATGACGGATTGGGTGACGGAGTATCAGAATACACTGGATTTTTCAGAGATGCAAGTGATTCTACATGGAAATTGTTTGACGGATTAGAGGCAGAACCTACAACTACAGTTAATGTTAGTGCATCAGGTTATTCACTTGCAGACTTACAGGTGGGTGACTTAACTGCAACTACTTTGACTGCAACCAATAGTCTTACAGGGTCTTCTATAACCTATCCTACCTCAGACGGAACAAACGGACAAGTTCTTACAACAAATGGTAGTGGAACATTGTCTTTTGCAGATGCAAGTGGTGGATTAGAGGCAGGAACAATTACAACAACGTCAACTAGTATAACAAATTTAGATAGTATTGCAATTGCATCGTATAGAGGTGCAAAATATTCGATAACTGCATCAGATTCTACTGGTGGAGTGTATCAAATCACTGAATGTCATGTGATTCATGACGGAACTAATGCTAGTATATCACAATTTGGTACAGTATTGCAAGGTGGGTCAAGTGAATTGGGTACATTTACAGCAGATATAGACAGTGGAAATCTAAGATTAAGAGTAACAAGTGCCTCAACTAACTCTACAGTTTATAAGTTCAAAAGGATTGACCATTCAGTCTAAAAATATTTAATTTATTTTCAATAAAGACCATTTATCTTTCGTTATGGGGACTCGGTCTTTATAAATATTCAGGTACAAATCAAAAGTTAGGAGATTTCACTCAATGGCAACACAAAATACATTCGTAATTGAGTATGGTTTGACAGTAGGTACTACTGAAATCATATCAAGTGCTGGTAAACTTGCTTCATCTGCATTATCGTTATTAGACACCGATGCACTTTCTGAAGGGTCAGTGAATCAATACTTTTCAAACTCTCTTGCAAGAGGTGCTATATCACTTGCGAGTGGAGAATCAAATTTAAGTTATAATTCATCTTCAGGTGAATTATCATTACCACAATTAGATGGGGGAACATTTTAATGACAGCTAAGAATTTTAATATCAAAAACGGATTATCCGTTGGTGGTGTAGAAGTAATCAACTCATCAGGTGACCTTGTCGCTGGTGGTGTTGGAACTGCAGTACAAGAAGCAATTGCAGACAAAATCGGTGGAATTATCCAAGGTTCAGGTTCAACAACTGTAACCTATGATGACACTGCAGATACAATTACAATCTCATCAACAGGTAAAACAGAAGAAGAAATACAAGATATCGTTGGTGCTCAGTTAGTAACCAATGGTTCTCATACAAATATCACTGCAGCTTATGATGACTCAGGTGATGGTGCAGTTGATTTATCAATAACAGACGCTGCAATCAGAGGAAAGGTATCAGTAACAGACGCAGGTGGAGATGGTTCACTTGCATACGATAACGGAACTGGTGTAATCACATATACAGGGCCAAGTGCTTCAGAAGTACAAGCACATATCACTGCTGGAACTGGTGTTGGAATCAGTTCAGGTGCAGTAAGTATCGGTCAAGCAGTTGCAACTTCAGATAAACCTTCATTTGCTGGTATAACACTTACTGCAGATTCAGATGTAACAGGTCATATCATACCAACTGCAGATAACACTTACGACTTAGGTAGTTCTTCCAAGATGTGGAGAGATGTCTATATCGGGCCAGGTTCATTATATGTTAATGGTCAAAAAGTTATCGAAGACGATTCAGGAACAATTACTGTTTCTGCAGACGCTAACCAAAACGTTAGTGTTCAAACAAGTGGTTCGGGAGACGTAGAATTAGACCCAACAGGTTCAGGAAGTATCCAATTAAAAGGCCCAGTTTCAATAACAGCAGGTTCAAACGTTGGTTCCTCAGACGGAAATGCAATTGCATTCTCAAACTCAATTGACGTAGACGCAATCGAGTCAAGAAGTACAGACACAAACTTAGTTCTTAGTGCAAACGGAACAGGTGTTGTTGCAGTTAGTGATTCACTAACAGTTTCAGGTAACTTAACAGTTAGTGGTACAACTACTACAGTTAATTCAGAAACTATTTCACTTGCAGACAACATTATTGCATTGAACAGTAATTTCACTTCAGGTTCACCAACAGAAGATTCAGGTCTTAGTATCACTAGAGGTGGTTCAGCTGCAAAAACTCTTCTTTGGGACGAAACAAATGACAAATGGACTGTAGGTTCAGAAACTTTTGTTGCTGCGACTTTTGAAGGTGCATTAACTGGAAACGTAACAGGTAATGTCGTTGGAGATGTGACTGGAGACGTAACAGGAACAGCTTCCAATGCAACTCTTGCTGTAAATGCACAAGGGTTAACTGGAACACCTAATATTTCAGTCGGAACAATAGCTTCAGGTGCGGTTACTATAACAAATGCAACGAATGCTGGTGGAACTGCAAGAAATGTATACCAATCAACATCAGCTCCTGCTTCAGGTGATGGTGCGGTTGGTGATTTGTGGATTCTTTACTCCTAATACGGGGTAAAGTGTCACACCTAAATAATAGTATGTTAATGGAGACAATATAAATGGCAACAGGTTTTTATCAATCACCAGCGATAGCATATGCTCAGCAACCCTTTACGTATCAGAGTCCTTTTACGTATTCTGCTAGGTATCCTGCTAATGCTAGACAACCTTTTACGTATCAGTCCCCCTTTACGTATAATGCAAGGTATCCAGCGAGTGCTCAACAACCATTCACATATCAGTCACCATTTACATACAGGGTGCCTTATATTGCTAATGCAAGACAACCAGTAATTTATAGACACCCATTTACATATAGGGTTCCATATATTGCTAATGCTAGACAACCGATTATCTATCAACATAGGTCTCCATTCACTTATAGAAACCCAGTGAGTGCTCAAGAACCTAATATCAGAAATAGTCAGACACCTTTCACTTACAGAAACCCAGTGAACGGACAGGAACCTAATATTAGAAATAGTCAGACACCTTTCACTTACAGAAACCCAGTGAATGGTCAAGAACCTAATATTAGAAATAACCAAACACCATTTACGTATCAGAATAGACAACCATTCACCTATCAGAATAGACAGCCTGGAACGTATGCAACTCAAGGAAGAACACCCGAAGCAAGGTGGGACGGAGTCGTGTCACAACAGTGGCCTGCACAACCAATTAGTTAAGGAATAAGATATGGCATCAGGAAATCAATCAGTTAAAACACCTACAGGTTGGAATGCAACCCAAGGTGCTTGGGTCAAGTCAGGTTCAGGTACTTGGAGTGCAGTAGACCAAATCTATATTAAGACACCTACAGGGTGGAACAATGCTTCAGGTCAAGAACTTACACAAGTTCCATATCCTTATATTGCAAATAGTCAAACACCTTATATTGCTAATGGACAACAACCATATATTGCAGATGCAAGACAACCTGCTGAGTATCAGTTTAGGTCTCCATTTACTTATCAGAACCCAAGTAATGCAAGACAACCTAATACGTATCAACATAGGTCACCATTCACTTATCAGAATCCAAGTAATGCTAGACAACCTAACACTTATAGTTACAGGTCTCCATTCACTTACAGAAGTCCTGTAAATGCTCAAGAACCTAATATAAGAAACAAACAGTCACCATTTACATATGACGCAAGGTATCCTGCGAATGCTCAGTCACCTAGTAATAAACAGTCACCTTTCACATATAGTGCAAGGTATCCTGCGAATATTAGACAACCAGTTCCAGCAAGAAACCCATTCACATATAGGGTTCCATATATTGCTAATGCTAGACAACCAGTTCCAGCAAGGAACCCGTTCACATATCGTGTGCCTTATATTGCGAATGCGAGACAACCCGTTCCTGCTAGGAACCCATTCTCGTATCAACATAGACAACCAGTCGTATACTTCTATGGTTTCCAAGGTGGTGGATTCCCAAGTGGTAACACTAAAAACGTTATGGAATTTTAATAACAATTTAAAAAATCTAAAAGGGACTTTCGAGTCCCTTTTTTTGTACCTAAATATTGTGTATGAAACATTTGAAATACTTTACAGAACTGCAAGAACACATTAAACCCGAGGATTGGAATTTAAAAGAATTACCAATTCATGAACTCCACCAAAGAGAATCATATCACTTGGGTAGTTTCCAAGACCTTGATTATATCAACAAGGATTCAGAAGAATACAAAATGTTCAAATATGTCTTTGAGAACATTATACCACCCACAAAAATTATTAAGTGGGGAGATATCTTGGAACAACGTAAGAACAAATCATTTATAGGATTCCAAGGAACTGCATTGGAAGCTATGCATTATCTCAAATATCTACCACACTTATACACTTGGCAAGAAAGAGAGGGTAGACAAGTAGGTCAAATGGATTCAAGAGACCTTCAAGATAATTTTGTAGATATAAGAGACTATACAGAATTAACCGAAGAACAGAAAACGGAAGACCATGTAGAAATCTCTCTAAACTCTATGTATTACCATAGTGCAAAGGCACACTGGTTAGTTCAAAGTATACAAGAAGAAGGTTTACGACACCCAATTCAAGGAACAACATTTAAAGTTGATGATAGATTTGGTTTTAGAATTCACCCAGGCTCTATTAGGTCAAAAGTATTTGAAGAATTAGAAGACCCAAACTTTGAAATATACTGTACGGATTTATGGGATATATTTGATTCTGAACCTTTGACTTGTGATGAAGCACTGGAGTATTGGAATCAAAAATTAAAGGCAAGAAATGATTTAGTTAAACATAGAGGAATGTCCGTAACATTCTGTACTGGTAATATAGAATACAATCATGACTTAATGGAGTTAGGTTTTAGAAAAGAAGTTTATAAACATAGTAGAAAGGCGTCCTTACAATCAAAAGGTAAACCACTAAACATTTACATTGGATATGATAGTACCCACGGAGACCTTGCAGATATAAATGAATCTTCAATACTTGATACACTTCAAGTAGGAAGAGGACACATGATTGAACAAACACATTGGATACCTGAAATCAAATTGCTTGACATTTCAAAACTTCCCGATTATAATAGAGAATATGCAAACCAGTCTACTGAATTTACATACAGTAGATTTTTAATTCCATACTTAGAAAATTTTGAAGGTTATAGTATCTTCATGGACAATGATTTCATATGGAGAAAGTCACCACTACCTTTATTCTATTACTTGAATTTAGACGATGCAGTTGCATGTATTCAATATCAACAGATTGAACATGATACAACTAAATTTAATGGTGAGGTTAATATAGATTATCCTAAAAAACTATGGTCAAGTCTTATGGTGTTTAATAATGGTCATGAAGACTGTAAGAAGTTAACACCCGAAGTAGTAAATACTTGGACTGGAAAACAATTACACCAGTTTGAATGGACGGATAAGATTAGTAAAATACCCGAAAAGTATGTCTTTACGGAGGGGTATGACAACCCTGATGAGAAATGGGATTATCATGGTATTCACTACACAAGAGGAGGCCCATGGGTAAAAGACATGGATTACTCCAACATAAATAACTTAGATGATTGGTTAAAAGCAAAAAATAGCTTGCAAAAGAAGAACCAATAGTGTATAATGAAGAGAGGTAACAAATAATGAATGCACTGATATATACAGAAGATTGTAAACTTATAATAAGAAAACCCAACGGATTGGAATGGGAATACGAGAATACCGATAAACCCGATTTAGGATTTGACTTTGACGTTCTTATCTATCAAGATATAGAAGTAAAGGTACTTAAGTGGGAAGAAGGAAAGTCTTTCGAAGAACAAGAAAAAACTGCTTTGGAGGGTTCCGATAAAGATTCAATTGAATTGTATATTGAAAATGCAGAACCACCTTTAGGATACAGTTTAAATAAACAGTTTATCAGACAATTAGAAGAAATAACTCTTGACTATGTAGTTCAAACTTCACAACAATATGGTATGTATGATTTAATGTATGCAACTATTGCTGGGAGAGAGGGTTCAAATCACCCTAGACGTTCAGATGCAAGAAGAGCATTGGAATATTTTGATGCAGTTTGGAGTGTATTCGAATCGGTTTCAAGAGAAATATCAGAAACTAGAGAAGATACTCTAAAAAGTTTTGACGAATATTTAGCCTCTATCCCTAATCCTTCAGTAACACCCGACTCAAGAACAGGTTAATGTATGGAACTCATTTATCATAATGAGTCCTTTAAGTTAAAAGACGTAGGATTCCCACTTAAAGATATTCATATTATTGATAATTGGTTACCTCATGAATTACACTATTGGATTGATGAAGCATTTTCTAGAAGTAGAATATGGGTCAAGTGCAATCAAGTAACTGGTAATTCAAAAACAGGATTACCACACCACCAATTTTGGGGTGCTGGTCTTTATGACTTACATTCATATCCTAATTTTGCAGACGATATCCAAGCAGATGATTTATTTAAATGTAGAGCAGCTGCTGAATACCTAGATAGAAGATTACAAACAGACTTTGGTTTTATGTGGGAGAGGTTTCAATATATGGGATTGAATTCACAAACACAAGGATTGCATGGAACAACACATGCAGATTGTATGCAAGAAGACGAATGGAATTTATCTTTCCTATATTATACAAATAAGATATGGGAAAAACATTGGGGAGGCCCATTGAGAATCTATGATAAAATGCAACAAGGATTACATGGTCGTGCAAATCATATAAAGAATCACCAAATTGCAGAGATAGAATTTAAACCAAATAGATTGGTTGTGTTTGACGGAAGAATACCACATGGTGCAGATGCACCCGATGAAAAGGCACGTTACATGGATAGAAAATCAATAGTGATAAGAGGTGACGAAATTAGACTAGTAGAACAAAGGGAGTTTTTTAAACAATGCCCACAATAGAATTCAACACATATAATGAAGAAACACTAAGAGACTTTAAACCAGTTCTTGCAAAATCTGTTTCACCCGAATGGTGGAAAAACATGAAGTTTTCTGAATACAATAGAGGTGTAATACAGACAACTATTCGTGCATGTCCTTCTATGGACGATTGGTTAAAGACTGGTTGGTATCTTTGTGCAAATAGAGATATGATTGTTAAGAATGGACATGGTGTTGATGACAATGATGACGATTCTATAAAAATGTCAACTCATGAGTTTGGTACGGGACATGAAATGGCCTCACCAGCACACCCAGCTGCACAAATGGGACATGCATTTCAATATCTACATGATGACGAAGCACCAGTAAGAGGTGCATTTAAAATGAGAAATCCTTGGAACATAACAACACCGCCTGGATATTCTTGTCTTTATCTAGACCCATTCTTATTTCAAAACAAATTCTTTGCAACATGGCAAGGTATTATTGATACAGATAAATTCAATGCAAACTATGATAATGCACAAATAATATTCTATCCTCGTGTAGGACATTCCTTTGTTATACCAAAAGGAACACCACTATGTCAAATAGTTCCTTATAAAAGAGAAGAATGGCATGCTACATATCTTGCATATCCTTCAAACGATTGGATTAAGAATAGAAGTGAATACACTACTAATCGTGTAGGTACTAAAACTATGGACGAGTTTGCAAGAGACCCAGCAACCTCAGACGAAACTAGAGGTCAAGAAATGGCAGTTGGTGGTTATCGTGTCGGTGGAATGCATGCTAATAAAGGCCCACTATATAAACAAGAGAATCCACCACCCGAGTGTCCTTATCATGTGAGTGAGGATTCACCCGAAATACAATTGGAGTTAGACTTAGAAAATGATTAGATTATTATTCCCGTATGTCTGTATTGAAAGAAACCTTTTAGAAGATGGTGCAATCAATGAAGACTATATTAAACTTCTCAAAGACTCTATGGACGGAATGAGAAAGAAAGACCCAGTCGGTAGAAATGTATCAAACCAATATACTGGTTGGCAATCAGACGATGGTTGTGAGAGTCACCCAGCATTTGCAAAGATAATAAGACTAATTAAAGACACTTTCAATAAAGAACTTTTGGATTGGACTGGACATGATATTACAAAACTTCAAATAACAATGGGTAATTCATGGGCAAACATAAACGATAATACAGCATGGAATGCTCCACACTTACACAATGGTTGTTGGTATAGTGGTGTATTCTATATCCATGCAGACGGAGACGAAGGTCAATTCATGGCAATCGATACTGCACCAAAGGTAGTGTCAGACTTCCCACATTCACCAAGAGAACAACAGTCATTCAGAATGGCACCTACAACTGGTAAATTGTTTTTATTTCCAAGTGCCTTAATGCATATGGTTGAACCAAATCTTACAGATAAGGATAGATATAGTATTTCATTCAACATGAACGTATCTTATTTGGGAGATAGAACCTCTGCATTCGGAGACCCTAAAGGTTATCACCCCGATGAACTTACCTTTACTACTGATGAAAACGGAACTTTAATTCATTTATTCCCAAAAACAGACATTAACAACTAACTGGTTTTCATAAATAATGGTATGGAAATAGTCGTATCACCTTATATCTTATGGAATGTCATAATGACAGTTATAATCTTACCCATAGGTTTCTTAGTTAGAAATGTTCTATCAGAACAAAAAAGAATTGATATCTTAGTCAATAAAACACGTGAAGAGATTGCAAGAGATTATGCAACAAGAGAACAGATTGAGGCAGATTTTCAAAGGATTATGGACTCAATTAACAACATAGATTCGAAGATAGACAGACTACAAAACAAAACCTATTTCCAAGATTAAAATCGTTATAAATAGTAGTATAACAGGAATACTACTATGGCAGAACCAAATTCAAAAGCAACCTTTAAAGAGTATATAAAAAGAAAACTTGGAGCTCCAGTTCTAGAAATCAACGTGGACGATGACCAATTTGACGATAGAATAGACGAGGCACTTCAATATTTCCGTGAATATCACTACGATGGTTCTATAAAGACGTTTTTAAAACACCAAATTACTCAAACAGAGATTGATTCATTTAAATCGAATGAAACCCATAACGCTGCGACAACTGGAACACAAGCAATCGCAAATCAGACATATGGAGAAGGTCAAAACTACCTAACACTACCCGAACATGTGTTAAGTGTAATCAATATTTTTCCTTTCAATTCGGGTCAGACTTCAAGTATGTTTGATATTCAGTATCAATTAAGATTAAACGATTTATGGGATTTAACTTCAACGAGTGTTTTATATTACTCACAAGTACAGTCTCATTTATCTATGTTAAACGACATATTGGTGGGTCAGATACCTATAAGATATAATATGCATTCTAACAGACTCTACATGGACTACAGTGCAAGTAAATTAAGTGCTGGGGAATATATCATTATAGAGTGTTATAGAAAGTTAGACCCTACAGATATGACAGATATTTTCAATGATATGTGGTTGAAGAAATATGCAACTGCATTAGTTAAGTATCAATGGGGTGAAAACTTATCGAAGTTTTCGGGTATTGCACTTCCAGGCGGGGTAACACTTGATGGTTCTGCAATGAAACAAGAAGCACAAGAAGAGATAACAAAATTAGAAGAAGAATCTAGACTGAATTATGAAATGCCAGTCATGGATATGATGGGGTAATTGAATGCCTACAAATGTATTTTTTAATCATGCAGTAAATACTGAACAACACCTATATGAGGATTTGGTTGTTGAGTCACTTAGAATGTATGGTCATGAAACTTATTATCTACCAAGAGAGATTGTAGAAGAGGATTCTATACTTGGAGAAGACGTACAATCAACTTTTGGTGATGCATATTCAGTTGAAATGTACTTAGAAAATACAGAAGGTTTCGAAGGAGAAGGAGACCTCATGTCCAAGTTTGGTGTCCAAGTACGAGACCAAGCAACTTTTGTATTATCATTAAGAAGTTGGGAAAGATTCATATCATTAGATTCAAACCTTGCAACTTCACTCAGACCCAACGAAGGAGATTTAATTTATTTCCCTTTAAGTGGTTCAATGTTTGAAATCAAATTCGTAGAACACGAAGACCCATTCTATCAAGTAGGTAAACTATTTGTATTTAAATTACAATGTGAATTATTTGAATACAGTGGAGAAGATTTCGATACTGGTACAGGTGCAGACCTAATAGAACTAGACCAAGCATATTCATTAGGATTAACAATGAATTCTTCTACTGCATATACTATAGGTGAAAATATAACTAAGGACGGAGTTGTTGTTGGTGAGGTTCAAACGTCACTAGGTAATGCAACAACAATTATTCATAATACTGCAACACTTACAGTCGGTGATACACTTGTTGGTGTAGATTCGGGTGTATCTGATACAATTGCAGCTATCAATGACGTATTGACTATGAATAACGATGGTTCTGCACAGAACTTAGACTTTGAAACAAAAGCAGATGGATACTTAGACTTCTCAGAAACAAACCCATTTGGTGAGGTTACATAGTGTTTGGAACCCATTTTTACAATGAGACAATTAAGAGAAGTGTGTCTATCTTTGGAACACTGTTTAATAATATAACTCTCAAGAAAACAAAAGAAGACGGAACTGTATTAAGTATTTCTAAGGTTCCTATATCATATGGGCCGAAACAAAAGTTCCTTGCAAGATTACAAGAAGAAGCAGACTTAAATGATAACAACAGAAGTGCTATTTCATTACCAAGAATGGCATTCCAACTTAATGGTTTTGAATATGACCCTTCAAGACAACAAAACAAATTGATACGTCATTCAAAATCTGAATTAGATACAGATAATGTAAAACGTTCATATCAATATAATCCAGCACCATACAATTTAAACTTTACACTTAGTATTCTTGCAAAGAATATGAACGATGCATTACAAATCGTAGAACAAATTTTACCATATTTCCAACCCGAATATACTGTTACAATGAAAATGATTGACAGTATGTCAGACACTAGAGACGTTCCAATAACTTTGACTAGTGTATCAATGGAAGATACATACGAAGGTTCGTATGAAGAAAGACGTGTTATAGAATACACATTAGAGTTTCAAATGAAATTATACTTCTTCGGCCCCGTTTACACTGGAAGTGTTATTAAGAATGTTATTGAAAGAGAATACATTAACACTGGTAGTGCAAACTTCACAACTTCAGAAATTGCAGAATCAGGTTTGATTAAAGAGGTTAAACACTATGAACCTGCTTTTGCAGAAATACCAAATGTGGTGTCCAACTCCACAACAATCACCTTTCCAACTGCAATAAATACAAAGATAAGTGCAAATGACGAAGTATTTGGAACAGGAAATGCAACCAATCCAACAGTAGTTTCAGTTGCAACTGATAAACTATCTATGGTAGTTTCGGGTGCAGTGACTATAGAAGCGAACACTACACTTAAATTTGTAGGTTCTGTTGACCCAGCAGATACATTCGTAGTTGCAGAAACAGTGACATTTTATGATGATGGTGCTAAAGAAAGTTTTAGTGAAACCAATGACAGTTAATTATGACAAAAGAACCAATAGACGATAAGTTAAACTCTCTCTTAG